CACGCAGGCGAGTGATCCTCGCGCGGAGGTCGTCGGCCTTCGTTCCGAGCGACTCCAGTTCGGCCATCTTCTCCTCGGTGGCGACGTTCTCATCCGCGCTGTTCATCTCGTCCTGCAGCACGCCCATCTCGGCGAGCAGCGTGTGCAGCTGCTCCAGCAGGAGCCGAACCTGCTTGCCGTCGGCGGCGAGGTCGGAGTTCATCGCGTCGTCGTTCATCGGTTCGGCCATGATCGGGGAGGCTCCTGCGGATGTGTTGCGTGCGGTGGGGCGCTCGCCCCGACCCACGTCACACTACTCGTCGCGCTTCATTCCGTCGTTTGGAAGCGTTCTACGGGGCTTGACGGCGGTGGCCCGAACTGTCTGGCGGTCGCGGTAACCGCACGCCTTGCACTCGATGTAACGATGGACGAACTCGCCGAGGTCACGCGATGAATACACGCGCAAGCGTCCCTGCCCGCACTGGCACTCGTCGCCCGGTTGGCGTCTGTCACCTGACACGCTGATCCTCCATCCATGCACGAATCGCGGCCACGCGGCCGTTGATTGCCTGACGCCGAGCGTCGATCGGTCGGGGGGCGGCGCGGCGGAACTGATCGAGCGACCGCATCGCCACGTCGAGGTTGCCATCGCCGTAGGCTGGGTACGTGACTGGGCCAACATCCCAAAGAGATGCCACCTCCAGCACGGTTCGCCGGGGGATGCCGCGCTCCTCGTCCATCTCCCACCTGTCTCGCCCGCAGACGAACGCAAACGAGTTGCCCTCGACCACGCCGTCTTCGATGTTGTGCAGCACGTCGAGGGCGTAGCTGGCACGCGACACTGGGAACTCAAACCGCAGACCGATCTCGTCCTCGGACAGATGCAAGCTCCGCGGCGAAGCAAGCGGGTAGTCGCTGTTGTGATTCCAGAGTGCCTTGCACGTTCCCGCGTCGATGACGTTGCGGAACGCCCCCGGCGCGATGGTTTCCACGAAGTCACCCACCGCCCCGTCTAGCGAGTCGCGGCCGAACGTCGCCGCGTAGCCGACGATCCACGGTCGCGGCTCGCCGCCTTCGGCGACCCGCTGCTCGACGCGGAGCATCCGCAGCGTGTCGGCCGTGCGGGCAACGAGCGATAAGAATCGACGTTCGACGTTGCTCATTGTGGCCCTTTCGTCAGCGGCATCCATCTGTTTCACCAGCTTGTTCGACCACGCCTGCCCGGCGTCACCACCCCACAATGCCCACGCGATCCGGCCCGCACTGGGGAAGCCCGTCTCGCCCGGCTTGAATCCTTCGCCTTGCTTGTCCACCTCGTGCCGGGCGAAGTACGACTTCATCCGCCTCGCGGTGTCCGGACTGATCGACTTCCCGTTGCTCAAGTCCCTCGCGCGTGCCACGCCGACCGCAGTGCCGCCTCGGTTGAACTCGCCCCTCCACTCCAGCCCACGCTTGGCTTCGGATCGCACGCCCGACGGCGGCGTGAAGTCGATGTGGTCATAGGACGCCATTCGTCTTACTCCGTCACCACGTCCACGCCGTTCGACGGCGACTGCGGAACCTCGGCGACGGGACGTGCGCCGCTAACCATCTGCTCGGCCTGCTGCGGCGTGACAGTCGGGAACGCGGCGGCGATGACGGCCATTGCAGCCGACTCACCCAGCGACCCGGCCGACACTCTGGCGAGTACCTGCAGCAGCGCGGACACCTGCGCCCCGTTGAGCGCGGTGGCCTGCATATCGACCTGACCGGCCGCAGCCGCGTCGGCCGCCGGGGGTTCCGTCGCGTCCGTCGGTAAGGTCGCTGGCCCGGCGGTCTTCACGCCGCTTACCACGACGGCCACCTGCTCCGGCGTCAGCGTCGGGTTCTGGACGGCGAGCAGCACGCTCGCGGCGTCGGCCGTGATCGCCCCGGCCGCGAGCCGGTCGAGGATCGGTGCCACGCTCCCGGGCGAAACTGCGGGCGGGCGGTTCGCCGCCTCCAGCGTCGTCATATTCAGCGGCGCGTAGTGGATGTCGCCGCCTTGGATCGGGTTCAGCCCCTCGCGGGCACGGGCCTCGTTGACCGAGTAGATGCCGCGGTCAACGCCCGCGGTCGATGTGACCATGCGGGTCTGCGAGTCGGCACGCTCAAGGTCGCCGAGCGTGAACCGGACGAAGAAGTTTTCCGGGTCGGCGATGAGGTCGCGCGTCAGCGCCAGTTCCATCCGGCGACACCGCGGCGCGATGGACAGGTTGCGGAAGTCGATGCCGTACTGCTCGACGCTCGCGTACCCCGCCCGGTCGAGCAGGCCGACCATGTGCGGCGGCACGCGGTACGCCGCGGCCACGCGGGCGATCTCGTACTCCCGCGCTTGAATGAACTGGCTGTCCGTGTTCGTCGCGCCCTCAAACGGCCGGGCCTTCACACCGCCGTCGAGAACCGCGGTGCGGTGGCTGTTGATCGGGCCGCGGTGAATCCGCTCCCACGACTCGCGGAGCCGCTCGACGTGTTCCGGGTCGAGCGACAAGTCTGTCTCCAGAACCGTCCCGGGCCTCGCCCCGTTCCCGAAGAACCGAGCCGCGTGGAGGTCGAGGGCGCGGCAGATGCCGATGGTCTCTTTGTGCAAGTCCTTCGGAGCCGCCCCGGTCGTGGCGTCATCCGACATGAAGTGCATGTGCCAGACTTCTTCCTGCTCCAGCTTCTCCTCGATGCCGCGGTCGTTCGTCCAGTAGAACCGCAGCTTGCCGGTCGGCAGGTAGGCGGGGCGGACGCGGGACGGGTGCAGCGGGATCAACGCGGCGATCGAGCCGTTGCTTCCTTGGATCATGCGGCTGTAGCAGCGGCCCCAGATTTCAAAGTGCCGCCACATCTGCTCGACCCAATCCATCCGCGTCTGCCACTCGTTCGGAGCGACGCTCAAGAGGTTGTCGAGCCACCCGGGCACCCGCTCCTTCGCCGTCTCGCTGACGCGGCGGTAGTGGTGGAGGTCGAGCGAGCCGATCGTCTCGGAGACGATCCGCACGCAGGCGAACACCGAGATGACCTGCACCGCCACCTTGTCAGTGACGCGGACACCGGCCGACGAGCCCTGCAGGTAGGACAACTCGATGTCGTCCATCAGCGAGGCGAAGTACCTCGCCTCGGCCTCGTGGTCGTGGCTTGCCACGCCGGTCGAGATGCCGTAGATGCGCGGCGAGCGAATCAGTTGCGTCATAAGACGTGAATCTGCGGCAACGGCTTTTGCGGCTTCTGCTCCTCGGCCGACCACGCCCCCAGTGCTTGGAGCAGCGCGATGATGCCGTCCACGCGGGCGTTGTTGTTGTCGGACGGTTTCAGCGGGCGGATCATGCCCTCCGCATTCTGCCGGATGGTCACGTTCCCGGCGTGAGAGGCTAGAACGGGGTTGCCCCCGTGACGCAGCTTTCCGTTGGCAAGGAGCGTCTCCAGCTGGCGGCACGGTGAATTGAAGCCGCGGTATCCCTGCGGGTACTTGTAGACATCGAGCCCCATGCCCTGTAGCTGGTTGCCGAGTTGGATCGCCTGCCACGGGTCGATGGCAATTCGTCGGATGCGGTACCGCTTGGTCATCGCCTCGATGTCACGCCGCACGAAGTCGTAGTCGGTCGTCTCACCGGGGGTCAGCACGACGTACCCCTCGGCGACCCACTGCGAGTACGGCATCCCGTCCCGCTTCTCCCGCTCGGCCATCCCGTCAGACGGCAGGTAGAACCTGGGCAGCACATCGAGCGAACCGTCGGGTGATGGGAACACCGCGACCGCCGCGGTCGTGTCCGCCGAGTAGGCAAGGTCGAGCCCGATCCAGCACTCGCGGCCGTCGAGAGGGGCAGGGGGGGGCAACGCCGCCGTCGCCCACGCATCCGGCGACAGCCACCGCGTGTTCGCCTGCGTCCAAGTGTTGAGCCGGTACCGCTGGAACGACGCCTGCTTCCGCACGTTCGCCTGCGCCTCCCGCACCTCCGCGGCGAAGTCCGTCGGGTCGATCGTCACGCCCCACGACGGATTCGCCTTCGGCCATGTCTCGGGAGCCGTCCAGTCATCCTCGGCGTCGGGCTCGTAGACCAACGAGAAGAACGTCGGGTCGAACTTCCAATCCGCCTGCACCTGCTTGGCGTAGGAGTATTGCTCGTAGCAGATCGAGTTGCGGTCGAATCCCGCCGTCGTGATCGACACGATGAGCGGCTGGGCACGGGCCGCGCCGCCGTACCTGAGTGCGTCCCACAGCCGCCGGTCGCGTTGGGCGTGCAACTCATCGAACAGCAGGCCGTGGATATTCAGCCCTTCCGCGCGATGCGCGTCGGCGGAAAGGACTCTGTAGAACGACGCCTGCCGCCGGTACGCAATCGTCCGCCGCGAGTCCACGACCTCCAGCACCCGCGACAGCTGCGGCGAGGCACGCACCATGTTCGCCGCCTCGCGGTAGACCACCGACGCCTGCTCGCGGTCGCAGGCCGCGCCGTAGATTTCGGCCCCGTTCTCGCCGTCCGCCACGAGCAGGTACAGGCCGATGCCCGCGAGGAGAGTGGACTTGCCTTGCTTCTTCCCGGTCGAGATGTACGCGACCCGGTAGCGGCGGGTGCCGTCCGACACGCGCACCCACCCGAACAGTTCCGCGATCATCGCGGCCTGCCACGGCAGCAGCGTGAACGGCTGACCCGCGAACCGACCGGCCGAGTGCCGCAGCCACCCTTGAAAAAAATCAATGGCGTGCGTGGCCCGCTCCGGATCGAACCAGTAGTCAAGCCCCCGTGCGGTCGCCTCGTCTAGCGACAAAGGCTCCAAGCGGGTCGTCGGCGGGGTTGGCATGGATCGTGACCTGTGAGCGGCTCGACGGCGTTAGCCCGAACTCCTGCTCCATCCGCAGCAGTTCACGGCTCAACGTGCGGTACTGGCTCGCCCACGGGGCGATCTGCGTCCACTTGATCCGCAGCCTGCCGTCCGTCCGGTTGGGGTCAGGCTCGAAGTGCGTGATCTCCTCGCCTAGCGACAACGCCTTCTCGTAGTTCACCATGAACCGTTCCCACAGGCGGCAGTAGCGGGCGAGCAGTTCCGCGTCGGCCTCAGTCAGCACCCGCATCGCCCGCAGCACCCGGGCCGCCTCGTGCCACTTCGCCAGCGCGCGGGGCGGCAAGCCATCCGGCGGCGCGAGGTTGTCGAGCGGTTCCGGCGTCGGCTCGGCCGGGTTCAGCCGCTCCTTGCTCGGGTTGCCGCGGATGTATTTGAGGATCGACGGCTCGGGGGCTGGGCCGCGTTTGCCCATAAACGTCTCCTACATCTCACTATGCTGCGTGATCTGACGCCGTTGTGATTTCAGCAGCAGCCGCTCGGCAAGCGTCATCGCCCTGCCGATGGCTTGATCCATGTCGTAATAGCGGTACTCGCCAAGGCGACCGGCGATCAGCAAGTTGGGCGAGACATCGACCCGCCTGCGATACCGCTCATACAGTGCGGCGTTGGCGTCATCTGGAAACGGGTATTCGTATTCGGAGGGGTTGGTTGGCGAGAATGGGGTCTCGGTCGTCACGACAGAGCCTCGTATCCGATTAGCCACGGCTGGCGGCATCATGTGCTTCCACTCCAACGTGCGAATGTGCGGCCCCATCGCGTGCGTCGGATTGTTGATCTGACCACGTCGTTGAATGTAGTTCGCATCTGGGTCGTACCGATGATGACGCTGCTGGCCGCGGTACTGAAGCCTGCCAAGGTCAAACCCAAAGAACTCGTCTATCGGCCCGGTGAACACAAGACACCTTGAGGCTCTAATTTCGTCCCGACGCCTCAGGTAGTCGTAGTTCAGCACGACGGGGATGCCGTCAAGCATGCGTCGCGTCCATTCAGCATACCCGTCCACCGGGATGCCTTGATGCTTGGCGTTTGGCTTGAGCCTCGGTTCGTCGTCAGAGCGAACGTCAAACCGATTGCACAGCCTCGCGTCAAGCGTCTTGCACGACACGCCCCACTGCTTCTCGTTGTATTCCCTGACAAACTTGTCGTAGATGACTCGCGGCATCATCGACAGGGCTGCTTCCTCGAAGTTCGTTGGAGTACCCGCGAACTCAGGAGCCCACGAATCGCCGACGTTCTGAGTGATGTAGGACTGCCCAAGCGGCCACGGCACAAGGTCGCTGCCGACGTCTGACAACAACGCGGCTTCGTATCGGAAAAACTCCCCGAACCGATTGACCCAATCCCAGATGCGGTCGCATGACGTGCGAAAATAGTGCGGCCCGTAGGTATGGATTCGGATGCCGGAACAATGAGCATGATCATGAACGTTGCCGCCGACGTGGTTTCGCCTGTCCACCACGACTACGTCACGTCCGTCATCGGCGAGCGTCCGCGCGATGACGGCACCAGTCAGACCACTGCCGACGATAAGGTAGTCAACTCGCATCAGGGCTTCGACTGCCAAATCTCTTTTGATCTGGAAAGTATCTCCTGCGACGTAAGGCTGCACTTGGCCTCGACGCCCGAGTACCCCCCGAGATAGCAGTCGTCCTTGTAGATTCTCGCCACTTCTTTTGCCGCCCTGTCCGAATACTGCTCCTCGGCTGGGCGCGCCATATCTGGCGTCTTGACGTACAGCTTGGAGTGACGATTCAAGGCGACGGATATGCCGAGCGCTGAGTTGACCGCGCTCCAGTCTTCGGTGATCCTCTCGTATCTACCGACGAATGAAAAGTGAGGATAGACCCAAGTCCACTGAGGTGATGTGAGGAAAAACTTCAATGATGCCCGTTGCCCGATGGCGTACTTGGATTTGCCAAGCATCATTACGAAGTCATCAAGAGTCTTGCAGCCATGCAGTAGAGTTCGCTTGCCGTTCCGCTCCCACGCCGTTAGCAGGTTGAAAATTGACAGCAGCCTAGTCCACGGGTTGCGGATGAACGTGAAACTGAAACGCCTCTGGAACTCTAGCGGAGGAAGGCATCCGTGACGGACCAGCGCAGCGATAGGGGTGTGATTGTGACAGACGCTTACAGGAGACTCGGGGTAAGTGGCGTAGAACATCCTTGCGTGATCGGGCTGATTGACTCGCACATACCTTAGCACGTTTTCAGACAGCACTCCGTGCATGCTCTCCGACGCGGTGCGAGGAATCTTCGTGAACAGAAACGGCCTAGCAATCTGTGCCCCGCCACGGGAGGTTATCTTGGTGTCCCTCGCGGTCATCTGCATGACCAGCGATGCCATGCTTTTCTTTGGCCTGCCGCCCATTATTGTCCTCGCTTCTTGCGGTGCTTCTCGCTGACAATCGCCGGGCACGCATGAGGCCACTGAACCATGTGGTGAATACGCCGGTGCTTGCTCCCCATCGCAGCGATCTTGACGCACGACGGCGCGACTAGCACTGAGTAGAAAGACTTGATGTAGGTGCCCATCTCCAGATAGATGTCGGTGCAGCCCCCCGACTCTGTCTGCGTCTGGGGCTGCCAGAGACGCAGCCGGGGGATCGTGACGAATAGCTGTCCGCGCCTGCCGCACTCCACATACAAGTTCACGTCGTCGTTGACGCGACCACGAAATGTGACGTCGTCATCGGCACGAAAGAAAAAGCTGTTCATTGCTTTTCGTGAAAAGCCGCCCTGCTTGGCGAGCCTTGCAAAACGGCCTTCGCCTCCTCCGATAAAGTCGCCCCCTTGCCCGAATGCAACCGACGTAGCCTTTGATTCGTCAAGGAAGTCGAGGCACGCGTCAAAGATCATGTCGAGGCGGTGGGTGACCACGTCGGACGTGATGTAATCGCCGTTATTGTTTGTCGCCCAGCCAAACTGCGAGTAATCGTCGTCAAGCTGCAAGAAATGAGTCAGGCCCATCTCGCGGGCAACTGTGAAGTTGTGATTTCTGGCGAACACAACTGAGTTGCGCTTTCCGTAGTTGTCGCAGGCATCGACTGTCTTGGCGACACGCTTCTTGTCAAAGACAATTACCTCGTCCCCATACCGATCGACGTACTCGTCAAGCTGCTTGTCCTCATCATCGACTAGAAGGTATATGCGACCCGTGTACCCACACTTCCTCAACGCATGGTGGGAAAGCACCCTGTCAGCACGCCCGTGCGTGAGGATGAACGCAGCGAACTCACGCGGCATCGTTCTGCTCCTTTTCGTCGGAGTACGTAGCGTCGAGAGCCTGACCGAGCCGAGTCCATCCGTTCTTGATTGCTGCGTCGAGGTCAACGATCACGAGCGCACTGTCTTCCATTAGCTGCTGTAAGTCAGCCTCGGAATGCGCGTAGTAGTTGGCGATTTCTTGAAAGTTGAACACGACGTGCCGGTATGCCGCCGCCCGAAGGAAGTGCTTTTCATCCTCTGTTCGATTAGAGGCGTCGATGGCATGAATTAGCTTCGTGCAATATTCGTCATCGTATAGCTGGGACAGCGGCGGCTTGTCTCCGACCTTTGCGTATGGCGGGACTTCGACCTTATCGGTGTAGGGGTTCGACGGTTCATCAGCGGAACTCTCCGTGCCTTCGTCGTCGTCGTCGTCGTCGTCGCCTGACTCCATAGAAGCAAAGATGCCAGCCTGCATCGCTGTAGCTTCCATCAGAGCCTTGACCGCGTCGCTGCCGGTATCTACGGTGTCGATAAGCTCCTGTAGCTTGGCGGCATCTGTCGTTGCTAAAGTCGCCAGCGGGTCGAGCGTGGCGAGCAGCTTGTCGGCCTCGAAGTCGGCGGGCGTCATCCC